CGACCGACCGAGAAACCGACCGTGAACGACCGCGGCGACGAAGTCCACCCCGCCTGGGGGTTGATCGGGGCATCCCGCGTCTCCAGCACCCCGGGGGCGCCGCTCTTCGACAGCGACATCCGCCACAGCCACTACGTCGTCGTGCGGCTGAGCCGGGCCAAGCGCAAGCGAGACCTCAGCCACGACTACAAGTACGGCGCGGAGGAAATCGTGGAGATCGCGATGAGCGAGGCGCAGTGGGCCTCCTTCGTCTCCACCATGAACGTCGGCCAGGGCGTGCCCTGCACCATCGAGCGGATCTTCATGGAGAGGATGCCCGGCCTGGAGTACGAACCGCGTCTGGCCGAGTCGATGGACGAAGTGGCCAACGCGAGCGCCAAGGCGATGGAGGCGATCAACGAGGCCTTCGCGGCCTACTCGGAGAAGAAAACGGCGGCGAACCTCCGGAGCCTGGAGGCCGCGATCGCCAACGCCCCGGCGAACATCACCTACACCGCCAAGGCCCTGAGTGAGCACGCCGAGAACGTCGTACAGCGGGCCAGCGCCGACATCGAGGCGATGGTCACCTCGAAAGCCAAGCAGCTCGGGATCGACCCAGCCGAGTTCGCCGAGGCCCGGCTCCTGGAGGAAGGAAGCTGATGCCCGGCTCCCGTCGCTTCGTCGCCAGGCAGGAGATGCGCTACTTCGTGACCTACGAGATCTGGGCGAACAGCGCTGCGGAAGCGACGCGGATCGCCAGGGGCGAGGAGATGGGGCGCACCACGATCGGCCGGTCGCGCCCGCGGCCGCATCACCGCCCGACCGTCGAGGAGAAGGCGCGGTGATTACGAAGACCCGCCAGGTGAAGATCGAGAACCGCGGCCGGATCTGGGCGCTGGAGTTGCAGTACCACGACGACGACGACGGCGCTGAGGTGCTGTCGCCGAGCGGCGTCGCGATCGGCCGCGTCTTCAAGAGCAGCTACACCTACAGCCCGCCGACCCACCGCGGCTCCCGCATCGCCAGGTACCACCGGTCCGTCTCCTGCTGGCGCATGGAAGAGGGGCCGAGGACGGTCATCGGTCTCAGTCTCGGCATCGGCGACGACCGCTACTCCCACGGTCCCTTCCAGACCCGCAGGGAGGCCCTCGAAGCGATCGTCCGCCAGTACCTCGAACGGGCCATGGAGGAAGCCGAGGTGGCCGACTTCGCCAAGGGCAACCCCGAAGCCCGCTTCCGGCTCCTCGATCGAGACAAGCGCCAGCACCTCGGCCAGGTGCTCAACCTGCACCAGGGCGGCCTGGTCGTCCGCGACCCGTCGAAGCCCTCGGGCCAGCGCGACCTGAAGGTGCGGCGCCGGGCGATCCGCGAGGACCGCGGGGCGGTGCTGGAGGTCCAGCTCCGCCCGAAGGGCCACTGGCAGGCGGTCGTCAACGCGATGGATGAGGCCTGATGGACGACAACGAACGCGACTTCCTCGGGACCAACCGAGACCCGACCATCGAGGAGGCCGACTTCGAGGAGATCGTCCGCTGCACCGGCTGCGGCTACTGGATCTTGGAGGGCGACGATGACGACGAAGGCTTCTGCACCGACTGCCAGTGCACGAGGGACGCGGCCGAATGACCGGGCGCGCGAGTGATCTGAACGAGCGCCAGCGCTTCGCTCTGGGTTGGCTGAACAAGGAGACCGAGCCGGGCCAGCGCCTCTACGGCGGCGCGGGCGCCCGCGCCCACATGCTCGGCAGCGCGATGGTCGAGGCCGGGCTGCTGACCAACCGCAACAAGCGGAGCGGGGCATCCCAGGGCGCGGCCAATGCTCTCGTTGCTCTCCGCCGCCGCGGCCTCGCCGACAACTCGACGCCGGGGGGCGAGGCCTTCCAGTCGGTCGAGTGGGGAATCACCGAGGCCGGGCGCGAACTCGACGCGGAGCTGCGCCGCAACGAGTCGATCTGATGGACGCCTTCCGCGCCGAAGAGGAACGCCGCGGCCGCGAGTTCGCCGCGCGTGTTGCGCCGTGGCAGGACTTCTTCGCCGCCCTCTTTACTGAGGTCTTCGGTACGGTCTTGGAGCACACCCGAACCCACCAGGAGGAACAGATGCCCGACCAGTCCATCCCCGCCGCGATCGGCGGCGTCACCTACATCCCGATGCCCTTCGAGTTGATCGCCGGGCAGCAGGCCTGGACCCTGATCGAGCTCGATGAGCTGGCGCGCACCTACTTCGTCAGGGCCACCCCGCTCAACCTGGAGGAAGTCGGCAGGCACCGACACGATCCCGACGTGCCCGCCGCCGTCCTCGCCGGGCCGGAGCTGCACGCTGAGCTGCGGGCCACCGCGGCCGAAGCCGAAGCCGAGCTGAATCGCCAGGCCGCCTTCGCGGCGACGCTCCACGAGGCCGTGGCCGACAACGGCGCCCTCCTGCGGGAAGCGCGGGGCACCACCGTCAACGAGGGCACTCTGGCGCGCGGCGTCAGCTTCCGCTCGGACCCGGAGATGATCCAGGGGACGTGGGGGGTAGCGCTTCGCCCGGATGGCTATGAGCAGTCCTTCGTCGCCACCGACTTCACCCCGGAGCTGGTCGCCACCCTCGCGCTCAACGGCATCCGTGCCTTCGACCTCGCGCCGGATGTCTACGAGGGCCGCGCGCCCTATCTCTCCGCGGCGGAGATGATGGGGCGGCTCCAGGAAATCCCCGCAGCGCCCCCCGTCAACGACGGCGTGAGCTGGGCGGGCGAGATCAACGGCTGTGACGTGATGGCGGCCGACTGGCTGGAGAACGACCAGTGGGCCGTGGAGGGCCAGCGCCTCACCGACCTCAGCGTTCGCGCGGTGATGGCGGCCCTCTTGCTCGACGCCAGGAAGCCCGACATCGCCGTCCCGGCCCATTACGGCCCGATCCTCACTCAGCTCGCCGAGACGGACCTCTCGGAATGGAGCACGCGGGAGGCTGACCTCGAAGCCGCGGTCGTCGCCGAGGCTGACTCCGGCCCGGCGATCCCGATCCACGTGGTCATCGTGCGCGAGATCCCCTCGATCTTGCCGCCGTTCTACCTGGGCTGACGATGGCGACGCCCGTGATCAGCCTCGGCGCCGGAGTGCAGTCCTCGGCTCTGCTCCTGATGGCGGCCGAGGGCGAGCTGGAGCAGCTCGGCGATCCGCGCCTGGCCATCTTCGCCGACACCGGTTGGGAGCCAGCAGCGGTGTACGAGTGGCTGGGCTTCCTGCGCCTCGCGGCGTGGAAGACGGGGATCGAGATCGCCACGGTCACCGCGGGCAGTCTCCGGGATGCAGCGATCGCCGCCGCCAACGGCGAGGGTCGCTGGGACTCGATGCCGCTCCACCTTCGGAACCCCGATGGCTCGAAGGGCTTCCTTCCAAATCACCAGTGCTCGAAGAAGTACAAGATCGCGCCGGGTCGTCGCGAGATGAAACGGCGGGGGATCACCTCCGCCGAGGTGTGGCTGGGGATCTCGACCGATGAGGCGCTTCGGCAGAAGCCCGCCGACGTGCAGTGGGCGGCGAATCGCTATCCGCTGATCGAGCTGGAGTTGTCGCGCCGGGACTGCCTGCGCTGGCTCTCTGAACACGGGTACCCAGAGCCGCCGAAGAGCGCGTGTGTCGGCTGCCCGCTGACCGGCGACGCCCGCTGGTTCGATATGCGAGAGAACCGGCCCGAGGAGTGGGCGGACGCCTGCGAGGCCGACCGCGCCCTCCGCCACATGCCGAGCATCCACGGCGAATGCTTCCTTCACGCCTCACTTGTCCCGCTGGAGGAAGCGATCCTCGACCCGAGCGACTACGGCCAGCTCAACCTCCAGGGCGAGTGCGAGGGGGTCTGTTTTGTGTAGTGCCGCCGCCGAGCCATACCCTTTGGGCACCCGCGTCCACCACCGCGGCGCCATCCACTCCTGCGGCCGAGATCCCGAGCATCCCAACGGCGGTCTCCGTGGCGGGTGGGGCACGGTGCTGCGCTCCCAGCGGCAAGGCGACGGCACCTTCGAGTACGAGGTGTCGGTCGAGCGAGCGATCTCCGGCCTCCGCTACCGCGAGGGCGGGCGGCCGACTACCTGGGGATCTCACCACATCGACGCGAGCCTGGCGCCCGGCCATGAGTGAGCGGCGCTGGACCGTCTGGCGGCCCGAGGACGACGAACCAGCGCCGCCTGGCCCCGGCCCGATGGTGCTCCACGTTTACGCCGGGCCGACCCTGAAGCCCGGCGAGCGGCTGGAGCTGGTGGAGGCGACCGCGGAGCCGCAGGCGGTCGCGATGCTCAACGCTCTCATCGGGGTCGTCGCGCCGATCGTTGACGGGAAGGCGGGGGAGGAGGAGAACGACAACCTCATCGAGGTCTTCCAGGAGGCCTGCTCGTTCGCTGCCAGGGCCAGCTTTCACGAGGAGCCGGAGCCAGGCGATCGCCGCGTCGCCCAGATGGAGCGCGAAGAGGACCGCGGCCGCTACGACCTCGAAGGGCGATGACGATGATGCCCGAGCCGTCGCGGCTCGCGGCTCGCCCGCACTGGGGCGTCTTCCCGATCCCCTTCGTCACCCATCTCGGCGACGGCGGCCGCCCCGACTTCCGCGTTCACGACGAGGACCGCCGGATGGAGTGCGCCCGCTCCCACCTCTGCCAGCTCTGTGGCGGGAGCCTCTCCTCCGACCGCGTCTTCGTCTTCGTCGGCACCAGCGCCTCGATCCAGCGCCACACCTTCGGCGAGCCGCCGATGCACCGCGAGTGCATGGAGTTCGCCTGGCAGGTCTGCCCCTGGCTCGCGGGTGGCGGTGAGCGGCGACCGATCGAGGACGGCCTCGTCCTCACCGTGGTCCCGCCCGACGGGGATCGGCTGATGGGCGTCTACGCCACGGCCGGGTACTGCGTCTTCCCCGGCAAGGAGGGCGTGATTCTCTGGGAGGCCTGGGGGCCGGTCGAGCCGGTGGAGTTCCGCGAGCGCCTGTCCGCCTAACCCGTACGCTGCGGCCCCGCCGTATGTGTCCGTCCGTACATCTACGGTCCCGTCCGTGGAGTCGCCGCTCACCGCCTTCGTCTTCGTCTTGCTCCGGGATCACCTCCCGGCCGGGACCGTTCGCTATCTCATCCAGCAGGCCCAGCGGCCCGGCGACCCGGAGATGCACGAGCCGGAGCTGGAGGCCCTCGCTGAGCGCCTGACCGAGGAGCTGCGCTCCGCGCCCGACCGGCACGCCGAGGAGGAGCCGGAGGAAGAGCCGGAGCCAGCGCCGCCCCAGGGCACGGACCCGACCGGCTCCAGCTACAAGGCCCAGGCGCTGGAGTGGATCAACGAACAGGGCGACCGCGCGATCCGCCCCGGCGAACTGCGCGACGCGCTCGACTGCTCCCGGCCGACCCAGAGCAAGGTCATCCGCGAGCTGGTGGAAGAAGGCAAGATCCGCGCCACCGGGAACAACCACGCCCGCCGCATCTTCGGCATCAACCCGACCACGACTTCCGAGCCGGACCACGACGACGCGGGAGAGGGTCTCAGTCCCGGTGACCCCGCAGGAGATGAGGAAGAGGGCAGCCCGGCCAGCTCCTCCGATGAGGAGGAGTCGTCCCCCGAGGACACGCAGCAGCCGGGAAGCGACGATGACGAGGGCCAGTCCGGCGCCCTCGCCGCGTCGCGCGGTCCGGGGCTGCACGCCCGTCCCGGCGAATCCGACGTGGAGCTAATGGCCCGGGTCGATGACTTCGTCCGCGACGCCGCAGCGGTGGGCGTTTACGCGGTCGAGATCGAGCAGGCCTTCGGCATCTCCGCCGACCGCCGCCGGACCATCATGGGGATGCTCGAAGAGCGCCGCCGTGTCGAGCGGATCAGGGGTCAGGCTCTTAAATGGGTGACCCGGTCGAAGGATGGCCAGGCGCCCGACTTCAGGATCACCGCCGACCAGCCCGAAGGCCAGGGCAACCTGCGCGAGCCGGAGCCGGAGATCGTCGCCGAGCCGACCGCCGAGGAGATGCGGAGCGTCCTTGGCTGGGCGCGCGGCCAGCGCACCTTCCGCAGGCGGGCCGCCCAGGAGGCCTTCCCCGATCTCGACCCGGCGGTGCTCGGCAAGATCCTGGCGCGCCTCTCTTCCGAAGAGCGCCTGGTCACCCGCGACGGCGACGGCGCTCCGTTCTACGCGGTCCCCGGATCTCCGCAGACGAAGGGCAACGGCCGCACCTCGACCGGCGAGCAGTCGCCGAGCCTGGAGGGCCGGATGATGGGCTGGCTCCAGGAGCCGAAGACCGCCGACCAGGCCGCGCTGCACTTCGGGATCGCCGAGGACGAAGCGGTGATCGTGCTCGACCGCCTGGTGAGCGAGTCGATGATCCAGCGCACCATGCCGCCGGAAGGCCCCTGCATCTACTCGCCCGTCTAGGGAAGAGCGTCCGGCCGAGCGGGTACAAAGTCTTCGTGCCAGCCCCTCAGCGCTACGCGGCGCCGCACGAGCAGATCCTCGTCCTGGCCATCGAGGCCCGGCGGGAAGGCGTTCCCTTCGAGGAGTTCTGGCAGCGGGCGGTCCGTCCCAACTCGACCGAGAAACTCATCACGACGAAGACGGTCGAGCCGCCGCCCGACGCCGTGGTCTGGCCCTACGACTCCGCCGACCGCAACCTGGCGATCGGCGCCACCGCGGCGGTGAAGGAGAACTGGCGCCGCGCCTACGAGCGCCAGGAGCCGACTCGCGGGGAACTCGCCTTCGCCGCACTCTGGGAGATCCTCCGCGGGCAGCCCAGCGGGAGCGAAGTTGGGGGCGCGGTACTCTCAGCCGCAGCGTGACCCCCTCGACCTTCTTCCACTCCTCCACTCCAGTCGCCGAGGTCGAGACCTTCAGCACGCCCGGCACGGCCGACGTGACCCCGGCCGAGAGCAAGAAGCTCGGCGGCATCAAGAAGCACTACGCCACCATGCCGCACGGCTTCACCCAGTGCGTCAAGGATCAGGTCAAGCACGGCCTCTCCAAGGATCACGCCAACCGGCGCTGCGCGGTCATCATGGACCTCGCCAAGGGCACGACCAAATGGCGCGGGAAGGCGAAGGAGGAAGCGATCGAGATCCTCGCCGAGTGCCTGGAGTTGCTCTACGAGGCGGGAACCGAGCACGGTGGCCGCGGTCTCCTTCGGCTGATGGAGGAAGACGGCGAGGTCTTCATCGCCAACGCCCTGATCGAGGGCGCCCCCAGGTGGATGCTGCCGGTCGCAGCCCGCAAGGCGAACTTCAAGCCGACCGACCCGGAAAAGAACTCCGACTTCGAGAAGAAACACCCTCGCGGCACGGGTGCCCGGGGAGGGCAGTTCATCCGCAAGGGCAGCTCCGGCGTCGAGGTCAACGCCGTCCAGCAGCGGCTCGACATCGCCCGCACCGGCACCTTCGGCGGCAACACGATCAAGCGCGTCGAAAAGTTCCAGAAGGCCCACGGCCTCCAGGTGGACGGCGTCGTCGGCGCGCAGACCGTCGCGGCGATGCGCGGGCAGAAGGCGGCGCCCGGCGCCCTCTCGAAGAACGACCGCCGGTACCTCCGGCGCTACGCAAGGAGGACGTGATGGGGCTGATCGAAGGCGACCGGTCGAAGTTGCGCGAGGAGGAGCCGCGCGTCGAAGAGCAGACCATGAAGGTCGCCGCGCTCGAAGACGACGGCGTCGTCACCACGACTTACAACTCGATCTCCAACACGCTCTACGACCTGGCCGACCAGAATTCGAAGACGACCCGGGTGGTCCTTCCCCAGGGCACGACCATCTCGCTCGCCGCGACCTCCAAGCCGGGCCTCGGCTCCTACCGCGCCACCTACGAAGTCGCCGCGAAGGAAGGGATGCCGCAGACCGCCTACGGCACCCAGGCCGCGACCGACCTCGCCTACAAGCTGGACCTCCTTCAGCTCCCGGAGAAGGACCGCAAGAAGCTGCTGCGCCTCTCCGAGGAGGAGCTGATCGAGGAGGCCCGCCGCCACCTCCCCCGGCTCGAAGAGAAGCGCATCCAGGTCTCGGGCTACGTCACGAAGTCGGGAAAACACGTTGGCGCCTACTCGCAGATCCGCACCACGATTGCCAAGCTGGGGATGGGCGACTCGGTGCAGTTCCCGGATGGGATCACGGTGCGGAAGCTGCCGGTCCACAGCCGAAACCTGGACAGCACCACGGAGAAGTTCGAGATCCGCGGCGGCTCCTCCGACTACAAGGCCGAGCCGGTGGCCCCCTTCGATGTGGAGGCGGCAGCCAAAACTGTCAGCGCTCGAACGGCACGGTCCCGTCACCCGCGCTCGGTTGGCGGTTCCGCGCCTCACTCGAAGCAGGGCGCGGACATCGACGGCATCCCGGTCTCGAACGAGCACAACCCGCGGAAGGCGGCTGGCAAGGCGCCGGGGGCGGGCGGTTTCATCGGCCCGATGCGCGACAACCCAAAGCTCCCCGGCACGCCCCACCCCGAGGACGTGGCGAAGCGCGCAGCCGCGGGCAGAAAAGCGGCCAAGCTCCCATCCAGGAAAGAGCGTGCCGAGAACGAGCGCAAGGCCGGGGAACGGTCGGGTAGTCCCTTTGCTCCCGGCGGGTCGCTTGATAGCGACGGGCGGCGCAGCTCCAAGCGACCAAAAGAGTCGGACGAGGTGAAGAGGAAACGCGCCGAAGACGACGCGGAGGCAGATCGGGAACGAGGGAAGATCAAAGCCTTCGGAGATCAGCGGCGCCGCGCACCCAACGAGCCGACGCCGGACGGCATCCGGCGCTCGGAAGCCTCAACGACCGAGCACCTCAACAGGCTCACCCCTGGTCAGAGGATGGAGAAGGGTCACGGCGTCTCCGTCACGAAGGCCAAGGACGGCTACCTCGTCCGCGGTGGGGGAGCCGACAAGAAACACACCGACCCCGGCAAGGCTGCCCGGGACGCGACGGTGCGTTGGTTGCGCGTCGATGAGCCGGGGTCCGCCAGCAGGCTCATCCGGGAAACCGGTGGCGCGGCCGCCAACATCGACCGGGAGAAGTCGAAGCGGGAAAAGACTGTCGCCAAGCACCCGGCCGCGAAAGCGCGGCGTCGGCACAAGGGCCTCGCCGAGTCAGCCTTCTTCGGCAACTGAGCGGTTTCCCAATCCGCGCACTTCTATCCTGAGCCGCGTGGACCCGGAGAAAGATGAGCTGACCGAGGGCGCGCTCATCACGCCCAACGACCTCTCGACGCTTCAGGAGTCCCAGTCCAAGCTGATCGTCCCGAAGAAAGGGTCGATCTTCAGGAAAAAGGTCGTGGAGGGCCACGAGGCTTTCGTCGGCAAGTTCGCCATCATCCGGCCGTGCCGCTCGAAAGGGCGCGCGATCCGCGGCCTCCAGCCGATCTACGAGGCCAAGATGCTGGCCGAGCACGCCTCGGTCTTCACCGGGTGGCCTATGTACATCGACCACGTCGCCGAGGAGTTGGCCGAGGAAGTCATGGAGCTGCTCCAGGAGAAGGGCCGCTCCCTCAACTCCCTCGGCGGTCGCGTCCTGCGCTCCTACTTCGACCCCGATCTGGTCTTCGAGGACGACGCCGACCACGGCTACCAGAAGGGCGGCGTCGTCGGCGAAGTCATCCCGCAGAAGGCCATCCGCGAGATGCTCGAAGAGGACGCCGGGTGCCTCAACGTTTCCATCAACGCCTGGCCGAAGGCGGTCCGCGTCGGCACCGCGTCGTGGGACAAGGGCGTCAAGGGTGCGCTCATCGAGGGCATCCGCGAGAAGCCGATGGGGAGTGTCGATTTCGTCTTCCGGGGCGGCGCCGGGGGGCGCCCGCTGTCGGAGGAGGAGCGTCGTTCAGCGGTTTCACTTTTGGAGTCTGCCTACACTGCTCCGCGAGATGGAGACGACGACCGCAAGGAGCGCCAGGTGAAACTCTCGGAGATGTCCAACGAGCAGATCGCGGCGCTCACGCCGGAGGCGCTCGCCGAGGCGCTGAAGGAGGCGGGCAACGAGACGCTCGCCGAGTCGATCATCTCCGGCCCCAAGGCCGCCCCGGCCCCGGCGATCACCCCCGGCGGCGACGGCGCGATCACCGAGGCGCAGCTCAACGCCGCGCTCACGAGGCAGCGCGAGGCGATCACCGAGGAGTTCCAGGGCGCCCAGCTCTCCGAGACGGAGATCAAGGAACGCGCCGAGGCGATCGTGGAAGAGCGCGAGGAGTACCGCATCCTCGCCGACCACGCGGTCTCCGAGATCGACACCCTTCAGGAGAACGGCCTGCCGAAAGAGTACGGCGCCGAGATCCGCAAGAACTACGTCCTCTACGCCTCCGGGCCGAGTCGCGGCCTGATGGTCGAGGGCGAGGACATCGAGGCCAAGAAAGAGGCCATCACCGAGTCCGTCAAAGCCGACTGCATCCAGGCGAACAAGCTGATCGAGGCCGCCGGGGGCACCCCCCGCGTCACCGGCCTCAGCCCCAGCGAGGGCGACCCGAACGGTGACGGCGGCAAAGCCCGCGAGAGCGAGACCCCGTCGGGCCTGCGCCAGGGCAGCCGCTTCACCCAGTTCCTGGAGGAGTCCGGCGATCTGACCGGCGACAAAGACAAGGACGAGAAGCATCTCCACGAGATGCTGAGCGAGGGAAGGTAGCCAGGCATGTACGACGCCCCAGGACAGCGCGTAGAGGTCATCTTCCCGGGCCTCGGTGCCGAAAAAAAAGGCCCGATCAGCTCCAGCCGGTTCGCCTTCGTTGACAACAAGGTGCTCTACCTCGTCAAGACGGGGCAGCCCACCCGCTTCGACCGGCCCGACAGCTCCGCCGTCCTCCAGATCCAGCCCGGCGAGCGCTGTGTCGGCGTCCTCGGCGGCGTCCACGAGGTCGCCTGTGTCGGCGCGCTGGCCAACCTCTCGGTCGGCCAGAAGGTCTGGATCAACGCGACCGACCGCGAGACGCTCCTGCTCGCCGCGGGTGGCGGGACCGGCGGCGCCGACGCCAACGAGAAAACCACCTTCAAAGTCGAGGGTTCCGGCGGCACCTGGCGGATCATCACCGCCTTCGGCACCACGGCGAAAATCAAATTCGACGCCACGACGAAAGAAGTGCGCGAAGCCCTGGAGGCGCTCGACGGCATCAACCCCGGCGACGTGGTCGTCACGGGCGGCCCCGGCAGCATCGGCGGCGGCACCCCCTACGTGGTCGAGTGGACCGGCCAGTTCGAAAAAACGGACGTGGCCGCGCCGACCGCCGACGACGAACTGACCGGCGGCGAAGAAAAAGTCACCGTCACCACCTCTCAGGCCGGAGCGGGCAGCACCGATGTCTCCGTGCCGGTCGGAGTCGTGGACGAGATCGACGCGAGCCGGACCCCGCACGTCGCCCGTATCAACGCCAACGCGCTACACGCCTTCATCCAGGGCTAGGCAAAGGAGACCTGCACGATGCGTAGTCCATACGGACACTGGGGCAAACATCTCGACCTCTTCGAGATGTTCAAGGACTTCCGCGCCGACCCGAAAGCCGTCGAGATGCTCCTCGGCGAGGAGGCTGTCGAGGGCGCACTCCGCGAGGGCAGCGGCGCCCCCGAGGGCCGGGTGGACTTCCCGATCTTCCTCCAGACCGTCATCCACCACCGGATGCGCCAGCGCTTCCGCGGCGTCGCCTCCCGCTGGGAGCGCTACCTTGGCTTCGAGAACGCCAAGGACTTCCGCGAGCACACCGTCTCCGAGCTGGGCGCGATCCGCGGCTTCGAGGGCATTGAGGAGCACGGCGAGTACCCGCGGCTCCGGAGCTGGGAGGCCGGTGGCCCGTCCTTCGCGGTCGGCAAGTACGGCGGCATCTACGGGATCACCTACGAGCTGACGGTCAACGACGAAACCGACCGCATCCTCAACATGATCCCGACCGAGCTGGGCAAGTCGATGGCCGAGTACGTCGCGCAGGCGATGACCGCTCTGGTCGAGTCGAACCCGACCTACTCGGTCGATGGGGAACCCTTCTTCTCCCTGGGCCGCGAAAACCTCGTCACCGGGGCCGCCGCGGAAATCGACCCGGACAACATCATGGCGATGCTCGACACGATGGCGCTCCGGCGCGACCGCGACGGCATCCCGATCTCGGTCGAGCTGGCCAAAATCCTCGTGCGCGAGCCGAGCGCCAAGGCCGAGATCAACCAGTTCATCCGCTCCACGGAGACCGGCGCCACCGCCGACGTGGACTCCTCGCCGCGGCGCTTCTACCCCGGCCGCCACAACGCCCTCTCGGACCTGCTCCCCGAGGACGCGGTGATCGTGGAGCCGTGGCTCAACACGCCGGGCGACTACTACCTCCTCGCCAACGCGCAGGACCGTCCGGCCTTCCTGGCGGCCTTCCTCCGTAACCGGCGCGACCCCTACATCTTCCTGGAGGACTCAGGGATGAAGGGTCTCGGCGGCGGCGCCTCCGACCCGTACTCGATGGACTACGACGAGATCCCCTTCAAGGTGCGCCACGTGTTCGGCGGCGCGGTCGGGGAGCCTCTCGGAGCCGTCAAGGCCCAGCCCTAACCGAAGGAGTCGCCTGTGTCGCCTGCAACTGGACTTCAGCCCCTCCGAGTCGGCCCCGAGGATCTCGAACAGAGTGAGGGCGGCGAGCTGGTCAAGGACCTGGGCATCGCGGGCAACGCGAAGCACCTGATCCAGGCGACCCACAGGGCGATGCCGGACGCCCTGCGCGTCGCCGCCGGGCGCCACGAGCACACGCAGCGCACCCGGTTCCTGAACGAGGACGAGGTCCGCGGCCAGGCTCAGGCGATCGTCGGCGAGGAGCTGCTCGACCGTGTCCTCTCGGCCCGCGTTCGCGGCCGCAAGGAGATGCCGCTGGAGTCCAACGTCGTCATCCTCTACCTGACGACCAAAGGCCGCACCGGGCGCTGCTGCGCGGCCTACAAGCTCTTCCCGAAGTCGATCGAGGCCTTCGACTCCGCCCTCGAAGAGGGCACTGCGGTTGTCGCCACGACCGAGAATCCCAAGGCGCTCGCCGCCGAAAACGAGCGCCTCCAGGAAGAGCTGAAGCGCCTCCAGAAGGAGGGCCGCGCCACGGCCGAGGGCGCCGTCACCGAGAAAGACGGCCAGGGCGCCGCGGAGAAGTCCACTGCCGCCGAGGCCAACACCGGCAAGCTCACCGCGGTCCCCGAGGGCGCGAAGGCGAAGGACATCGTCGCCAGCATCGGTGACTTCTCCGACGACCTCCTGGCCGATCTGGCCAAGGACGACCGCTCGACGGTCGCCAAGGCCGCGAAGGCCGAGCAGCAGTCCCGGAAGGGCTAAGGCGGGGCGCAGATGGCGAACTTCGCCATCCGCAAGCTCGCCGACCAGGGGCCGGACCGGGTCAAGCTCTTCGACCCGGTGACCGGCGAGGCGGCTCTCTACACGCCCGAAGACGCCGAGGCCCTGATCCCCCTGCTCCAGGAGGCGCTGGCCGAGGCCGGGGTCTCTCCGACGCCGCGGCCGCTCCTTGGCATCGCGATCGAGGGCAAGCCGCCGAAGACGGCGAAGCTGCCTACCGGTTTCGTCGCCAACGGGATCTCTGAGGGGTGGATCGAGGCTGAGGGCGAGGGCGAGCTGGTCGTGCGCTCCTCCGGCCCGCCGGAGAACCCCTTCGGCCCCGCCCCGCACACCTTCCTCCACTACGACGCCCTGGTCTTCAAGACCGTGGACGGCGACGTGCGCTACGAGGTGGTCGAGAACCCCGACAAGTGGCCCGAGGAGAAAGACGGCAAAGCGGGCTTCGGCGGCGAGGTCCGCCACTACTACGAGGTAAAGCTCGATGCCTGACTTCGTCTTCAACCGCGCCAAGGGCCGCGGCACCGAGTGGGCCGAGCGGATCAACGGGAACGACCCCCCCAACTCGGTCCTCCTGATCGCCTTGGTCGCCGCCACGGGCGTCCAGGAAGACGCCGTGCTGAAAGACCTCGACTCCTTTGAAGCTCTGGTTGCGGGCGCCACCAACTTCGCCACCAACACCGGTTCCACCCGCAAGTCGATCGACAACGCGGGCGGGATCACCATCACCTACGACGACACGAATGACCGGGTGGATACCGACTGCCCTGACCAGACCTGGACGGCGGTGGCCAACGACGGCACCGGAGCCATCTCCGACATCGCCACCGGCTATGACTCCGACTCGACCGGCGGCAACGACGGCAACGTCCTCCCCTGGACCTTCCACGACTTCTCGGTCACGCCGGACGGCTCGGACATTACGGCGCAGATCGCCACCGCAGGCTTCTTCCGAGCCTCGTAGGCGCCGATGGCCACGGCGACCCTTCAGTGGGGGCCATGGGACGGCGCTCCGGGCGACGGTTCCGCCAGCAATGCAGGCCCGGCGCTGCTGGTGGTCGCGGGAACCGAGGCCAACCCGAAGAAGCAGGTCCGCGTCGCCGCCTTCGACGCCTCGACCGATGAGCACCTCTGGTTCCAGTTCCGAATGCCTGCCGACTACAAAGCAGGCGGCACGGTCAAGCTCCTCTGGATGACGAACTCGGCTACGGCCAACGCCTGCGCCTGGGGTGCGCGACTCGCCGCGATCACCCCGGCCGATGCCGACACGCCGGTTGAGCACGCCGAGGCGGCGGCGAGCCTAGTCAGCACGGCGGCCAACGCGACCGAGGCCCGCCGTTTGATCGAGAGCACGATCGAACTCGCCAACCTCGATGGCGTGGCCGCGGGTGACCTCTGCGAGCTGCTGGTCTACCGCGACGCTGACGCCAGCGGCGGCCAGACCGACTCCCTCACCGGGGACGCCGAGCTACTGGCCGTCGCTCTCCAGTTCACGGTGTAGGGGGCATGGCCCGGACCTACGCAGCCACGAGCGACCAGCACAGGTTCCCGCTGGTGGCGCAGATGACGGGCGCCTTCAGCATTGGCGCCTGGGTCAGGCGTGCAAGCGATACGACCTTCGACACGATCTACTCCCGCTGCACCTCAGCCGGTGCTACGCGCGTCGCTCTGGAGATCGGCTCCAACGACAAAGTCATCCTCGAATGTACGGGGGCTGGAGAAAAAGAATCGACCCTGACTGTGCTCGCCGCCGACGGGTGGGTCTTCGTTGCCATCGACAAGGCTGCTGGCACCACGACGCCTCGGTGTCACGTCTGGAAGCAGGCGACGGGGTGGACTCACCAGAACCTCAGCGGCACTATCGCCAACCCGAGCACGGCGGGCGCTGGCGCCACGGTCCGCATCGGCGAGTGGCAAGGTGGCACCGCCGACAACTTCGCTGGCGATATCGAAGCGGTCGTGGAGTTCAACGGAGTCCAGTTGACCGACGCGCAGTGGGAGGCCGTCGCCTCCACTCGTCAGGCCATGCTCTCGAAAGGGGCGACGGGTCTCTGGGAGCTACGTCAGAGCGCTGTGGCCGAAAAGGTCACCGACCTCACGGGCACCGGCATGAACGAGTCGGTGTGTGCGGGGACGACGGTCGCCACTCGTTCCTGCCCCTTCTACTTCGCTGGCAGTCCGCCGCGGTACACCGTCCAACCCTCGGCGGCGGGACCGACCATCGTCGCCATCGGCCAGGCCACCGAGGCTGCCTCGGCGGCGGCGATCGCCCCTGCCAAGGTCAAGGCGATCGCCCAGACGGCAGAGGGTGATGTCGCTCAGGCTCTCTCGCCGCGCCGCGTCTATCCAGTGGCGCGGGCGAGTGAGGCCGATGCAGCTCTCGTTCTCGGCCGAAGGAAACTGCGTGCGCTCGCGCAGGCGGCCGAGACCGGCGCCGCTACTGCCCTCGCTCGCGCCAAGCGCCGTGCTCTCAGCCAGGCGGCGGAGGCGGACACCGCGCGGACGGTTGTCAGCCGCAAGACCGCGGCCGTCACGCAGGCCGCCGAGGCGGGTGCGGCCCGGCCGGTGGCCTGGGCGCCGAAGACGCGGTTGGTCGCCGTCGCGGCCGAGACCGGTGCCTCGCGCCCGATCACCCCCTCGAAGGTGAAGGCGATCGCGCAGGCGACCGAGACGGATCTCGCCCGCGCGATCGCCTGGGCACCGAAGGTCCGCCAGGTCGGTCGGGCGATCGAGGCCAGCTTGGCGCGGTCTCTCGCCCGGGTCAAGGTCCGCACTCTCGTCCAAGCTGTGGAGAGCGACAGCGCCCAGCCGGTCGGCCGCTCCAAGCGCAGGCAGCTCGCGCAGGCGGCCGAGACGGGCGCCGCGCTGTCGATCAGCGCGGTCGCGCAGCTCATCGTCTCGGTCGCCCGCGCCACCGAGACCGCCGCCTCGCGGGCGATCACCTGGAGCAAGGCCAAGGCCCTGGGCCAGACGGCGGAGGCTGACGCCTCGCAGGCCCTCGCGCCGCGGCGGACCCGTCCCATCGGCCGGGGCGCGGAGAGCGACTCTTCGTCCCCGCTCGGGCGTCTCCACGCCCTTGGCCTGGGTCGGGCCAGCGAGGCTGACCTCGCGGCCGCGCTCGGCCGCGGGAGAGCCTATGTGCTCGGCCGCGCCTCCGGGGTGGACTCCGCCAGTGCCGTGGTGGTCCTGAAGGCTCGCGTGCTCTCCCGCGCTGTCGAGGGCGATGGCGCCTTGCCGCTGGGCATCCTGCGCCAGCTCTCGCTCACCCAGGCCCAAGAGAACGCGCAGGCGACCGCGATCGCCGCGACCCGCACCTTCCTCCTCGGTCTGGTCCAGGAGAGCGACCAGTCGATCGAGCTGCGAAAAAGCGGCCTCTACATCGCCATCGGCCGGGTCTCCACGCTGGACACCGCGCTGGCAATCGTCCGCGCTGTCGCCCTTGGCTACTCGACGCTCTCTCACGAACCGACCGCGAGTCAGACCGTGGCGGGTGAGGGGGCCTCCTCGGTGCTCTCCGCAGGCCGTACGGCCAGCTCGACGCGGGAGGTCGATCCGGGCGGGGGTACCCTTGCCGAGGAACCACTCGGCAGTTCCACGATCAGCGACGGAGGCCCATGAGCTACGCCCGCGGCGATGTAACGAAGCTTCGCAACACGACCAAAAACGGTGCGGGCGCGCTGTACGACCCCGACGACATCGAGCTGCGGATCACGCGGCCCAGCGGGGCCGAAGAGACCCGGACTTACCCTCCCAGCGGCGACATCGTCCGCGAAGACGTGGGCCTCTTTTACTCGATCCTCGACCTGACCGAAGACGGGAGCTGGCTGTACCGGTGGGTCTCCAAAGGCCAGGAGATCGGCGACGCGGCCGCGGGCAACCTCTTCGTCGGTCCCGACGCCTTCTTCGACCCCTTCCTCGATGAGGACTTCACGGTCGCCGACATCTGGGCACGCTCGCCGACGCTGAAGGCGCGCTATCCGGGCGGCATCGGCGATGGGGACTTCGTGCTCGCCGTCGCCGCCGTCGCCCCGTTGGTCGGCTCGATCACGGGCCGCAACATCGCCGGGAAGGAAGACGGTGAAGACGTGCCTGCCCATCTGCGGGAGGTGGCGCTCCGCGCCATGGCGCTGAAGACCGAGCAGTTCATCCAGGCGGTCGGCTCGGCAAAGCTGCGCAAGTCCTCGCTCAGTCGCGGCAACCTCGCCTCCTTCTCCGCGGGCAGCTACTCCGAGAGCTATTTCGGTCCCGGCCAGATGGTCTCCTCCAAGAAGCTCGACCCCGACCCGGTCCTGGCCGACTTCCTCTGGGCGCTCTGCACCGAGCAGGCGAAACTCGAATGGATCCAGCTCTGGGATCCGGAGGCCTACCCCTCTGGTGAGATGTCGGTGACCGCCTTCGAGTACGGCGATCGGCCCAACTACTCCGGAGGCCCCGGTTCCCTCCCCGGCGCTCTCGGCCCCGGACCGGATGGCTGGTAATGCCACTCGGGGACGTGTGCGTCCACTCCGGCTGGCCGGTAGCCACGCGCGACAAGGTCCAGGACGACGACGCCGAGGACCTCTGGCTGGAGGGCGAGCCTGACGAGGAAGAAGTCGAGGGCGAGGTCTTCGACTGCTTCTACATGGACCCCGGCGAGAAAGAGGTGACCTCTCCGGTCAGCTCGAAGAAGATCAAGCAGCCGACGATCCTCCTGGAGGGCGAACGCGAAGACGGCTCGCCGATCGTCCTGAAGTCCGAGGATCAGGTGAAGATTCTCGCCCCCGAGATCCTCGGCCCCGACCCGGTGCTCTTCCAGGTGGATGGCGGCCCGACGCCGCTGGCGGCGCCCGGCGATCTCATCGGTTGGGAGTGCAGGCTCAAGAGGGTCCGGGGCGCCTAATGCAGGGCACGCGCATCCCGGACGTGTTGCGCAGCAGCCCCGAGGGTTGGGAGCGCTGGGAGCGCCTCGCGCACCGCGGCGCCGAAAGGGTCCGGCAGACGATCGCCCCGCCCGGCGCCTACATGAAGGTGCTGAAGGAGAACGGCGAGGTCTGGTGCTGGTACGTCCGCGCCCCTGACGGAGCCGTTGCGACGATCGGCTTCGAGCGCCACACGGTCGCCGAGCACGACGACGGCACCATCACTGTCTCCCCCTCGATCGTGATGCCCAACGGCAACCGCTGGCACGGCTTCCTCCAGCGCGGCGTCTGGAGCGGCTGATGGCGGCCGGAGATGTCACGGAGATGGAGCCGGGTGACTACTGCGGACCGATCGAGGGCTACAGCGGCAGCAAGCCCGCCGTCTTCTTCCGCCTAGTGACTCCGGACGGCGACCCGGTCGGCGGTGTCCGCCACGTCGTCAGCCCGCCCCACGTCTTCACGGAGCAGCCGGACGGCAGCCTAGAGATCCGCGAGTCGATCCTGACCTTGGAGATCGGCAAGAGCGGCCAGCCCTGGCACGGCTATCTCGACGCCGGACACCGCTGGCGCGAGGTCTGATGGGCTACTCGGCGGATGGCAGTCTCGCCACCGACCTCTTTCCTGGTCAGGAGTTCATCGAGGACGTGGGCGGGGCGATCACCGATGCCGTGATCGAGCGCTGGCGCGACGGCGTCGCCTTCCGCACGCCGGTCGCCCGCCTCCCCCAGGCCTACAAAGGTCACTTCGAGGACTGGATCGCCGACCGCGGCGGCCGCACGCCCCGGACCATGCGCGACTCCTGGCGGCGCACCCTGGTCTTCCAGACCGACGAGGGCCACACCGCCGATGTCTTCTCCAACGAACCCTTCAACGCCCGCGGCGACCAGCTCGTGGACTACGTCGAGGAGGACACCCGGCCCCACATCATCCAGGCCAAACCGCGCATCCGGATCAACAAGCGGACCGGCGAGGTCGAAGGCTACCGCGGCACCCTGCGCTTCCCCTACGGCCCCGAGTTCATCTACCGGGTCTCGGTCATGCACCCAGGAACGCAGGGCGTGCACATGCAGCGCGACACCGAAGCCGAGATCGCCGTGATCTGGGAAGAGGTCGCCGGGCCGATCCTCACCGCGAAGGAGCGCGAGTGGGCGGACCGGCTCTAGCGTCCGGTCACCCTCTGTAGGGTCTTTCCCTTGCTGTAGCTCATTGGCCTGGTTGAGGGGCCGGGAACCACCGCCATGGGGATGGCGGCCCGGCCCCTCGCCGACTTCTCGGCGGGCGGCCATTGCGGGCGCGGGTATCCTCGACAGCGGTGTACGCCCGCGACGACATCGCCAGGTCTATCCGTCGCTACCTGTCGATGACGATGCCAGTGCGGCCAGAGGACGACCCGCGCTGGAAGATCCGGGTCGAGCGGAGAGAGGTGTCGGAGGAGGAGAGGCCGGTGGGCGTCGTCGTCCTCGGCGACCTCGCCACCATCCGCGCTCGCACGTCCCTGATCCAGGGCGAGGTTGAGCAGATGCTCCCGGTGACCATCAACCTCTACCCCGCCCCCTCCTCCACCTCCGCCGACGACCTCCGCGACGGCCGCAAGGTCGCCGACGACCTCGCCACCCAGCTCGACCTCCTCTTCAACACCGGCCTCACCGTCAAGGTCGGCGACCGCCACTTCGCCGGGCCGTTCCGCATCCCACTCTGGGACTACGCTGAGATCCCCCTTACCGGCAAAGAGAAGAAAGGCCCTGGCGACCCGCACGACGTGCTCTGGGTCGAGGAGAAATCCCTCCTGGTGAAGGCGATCCAGGACCCCGAAGACGCTCGGCTCTGGTCTGTGATCGCCAACATGCGAGTCAGTTTCGAGCGCCCCGGCCGGGTGCCCGCCGACGACGAAGTCATGGACATCGACAGCATCTCCGGCGCCTTCGCCGGGGAGCCTCCGGTCCCCGTGTCGTAGTCCTCCAGCGGTTTCATTCTCGGGACGGGCCTATTCTGCGACGCGGATGTCCGACGCCTCACCCATCGCCGCCGACACGCCCGCCGATGAGCTGATCTCGAAGCTGGGAGATCAGACCGACGAGGGCCTGGTCGCGCTCCTGGAGCAGGAGCAGGGCCAGGACAAACCGCGCAAGACCGTGGTGGAGGCGATCCAGAAGGTCCAGCGCCAGCGGGCCGAGGACGCCGCCAAGGCCGAGGCCTCCGAGACCAGTTTCGAGATCGACCACCTCCTGGAAAACTCCCGCACGATGACCGGCTACAGCAAGCCGTTCCTCGCCGGAGCGCTTCACGGCAAGGAGGGGCCGGTGACGGTCAGCGAGGCCAAGCGGCTCTGCGAGGAGTTCGCCAATCGTGAGGTCAAGCCCGACGAGGAGGCCGCGGCATGAGCGGTGTTCTGGCTCGCCCGGCGAACCCGGGCACCTACGTCGGCCTCGTCGGCGAACAGACCGTCCGCCCGCCCAGCTCGATCTCTCAGGTCGTCGCCATCCCGATCGTTCACGACTGGGGGCCGCTCGGCTCCGACGCCGAAGGCATCCAGCGCCTCGGCACTTTCGGCGAATTCGAGCAGATCTTCGGCAACTCCTCGACTGCGGGCCGCGACGCCATCATGGGCGCCTTCGTCGGCCCTGGCGTCAGCGATAAGGCTGCCGCCGGGGAAGTCCTCGCCTACCGGATGGCGAAAGAAGCCGCCGCCTCGACCCTCACGATCAAAAACACCCCCGGAGCGGTCAACGCGCTGAAACTGACCGCGTACTACACCGGCAAACGCGGCGACCGGATCTCGATCAAAACCGAAGACGACCCGGTCGATGCGACGAAAGACCGCATCTCGATCCTCTTCGACGGCGTCGTGGTCGAGCGCTACTCCTTCACCGAGGCGACGATCACCGAAGCCGCCACCCTCATCAACGCCAGCTCGAAACTCGTGAAAGCCGAATCGCTGGTGTCGGGAACCAAACTGGCGACTACGGCGAGCACGCCGCTGGCGGGCGGCGCCAACGGCGAAACCCTCACGGCGACCCAGTGGACCGCCGCGATGGAGGCGCTGGAGTTCGAGGACTTCTCGATCTTCGCCCCCTTCGACCTGACCACCGCCGAAATCATCACCTCGGTCTTCACCTGGACCCAGGCCCAGGCAGAACTTCAGCGGCCGATCACCACGATCCTCGGCGGCTCCAAATCCGAGGAACTCGCCTCAGCGATCACCGCGGTCAGCTCGATCCGCGACCCACACGTGATCCGCCTGACCGGCGGCGCTTTCTTCGATGAATTCCTCGGCAAAGAAGTCTCGACCTCGCAGCTCGCGCCGCGGATCGCCGGAGTCCTTGCCGGGTGCGGCGAGGAAGCCTCCCTCACCTTCGCCCAGGTCGCAGGCCTCAAGCAGGTCGGCACCGTCAACATCTCCGCCGACGAACTGACCGTGGCTGCCGCCCAGGGCCTCACCGTCTTCCGCCGCACCCAGTCTGCGGGGGCCAGCCTGATGATCTCCAAGGGCGTCACCACCTTCAACTCGCAGACGGACAAAACGCGGCCCTACGAACTCTTCAGCGACCCGCGCATCGTCCGCGTCGCCGACCTCTTCCTCCGCCGGATGAAAGTCTGGGGCGACGAGAACATCATCGGCGACTCCCGCGTCACCGATACCTCGAAAGCCGCCGTCCGCCAGCAGGGCACCGCCGAAATCAACGCCCTCCTCGATCGAGGCCTGATCCAGGCCGGTGTCCTCTCTGAGGGCAGCCAGCCCTTCTTCCGCGTGCTGGAGGACAACCCCCCTCACCTCCAGGACGCGATCATCTTCGAGTTCGGGTGGAAATTCGTCCGCACGACCAACTACCTCCTCGGATCGGGTCAGGTGAAATAGGTGACCCCCTCACAGGCATACCCAGGGCCGAAGGGCAACCTGAAGGACCGCCAGCGCCGCTCCGGTCGTTCCGGCACCGTCTGGATCGCCGGGCGGATGATGGGCGACATCGTCTCCGTCCAGTGGGATGTGGAGATCGAGCAGATCCCGGTGCCGAAGCCCGGCACCTGGAGCGACGGCACGAAGCCCGGCGCCGAGGCCCGGCGCGGCACCTTCCGCTTCCAGGACGTGGACGACCAGTGGCGCCGTTTGGTCTGGGGCTTCTGCCAGGCCCGTCGTCGCGGCGACCGCGACGCCGCCGCCGAATTCCCCGCCTTCAACGTGGTCACCCAGATTGATGACATCGGGGCGCCCGCGAAAACCCGCTGGGCCTTGCAGGAATGCCAGCTCTTCAGCTACTCGGGCGGCTTCTCGCAAGAGGACCAGCTCCTCGTCAGGGACGTGCCCTTCACGTTCGATGACGACTTCCCCCTCGACAGCTTCGAATACGCCGAGGGCGGCGGCATCGTCCAGTTCCAGAACGGCTAGGGCTGCCGGGCATGGCCCGCGTGGACTACGAGGCCGCATGGAACGCACTCGCCGAGCTGATCGCCACCCGAGAGGGTCAGGGCTGGGGCACCGACTCGCTGCTGGCGGAGATGCAGAAGGTCGCCGTCAAGCACCAGATTCCCGAGGACTTCATCCAGAAGGCGGCGCGTCTGTACGGCGTGCTGCCGCAACCACCACACACCCACGTCCCCGAGGCGACGGCCCATACCAGCGAGGCGGCAGTGCCCCTCTCTGGCAAGCCCGACCCGGAGACATCGAAGGCAAGGAGCCGCGATGAACGAGCAGAGCACCGCCCCCACCCCCCCGAAGCCCGGGCTGGGCGGGACCCAGTCCCCACCGCCTGCTGACCCGACCGCGAGTGCGGAGAACCAGGAGCGCCTCCGCCAAGCGGAGGAAGACGCGGCGAAGCTCGCCGCCGAAGGCGGTGCCCCTCCCGGCGTCCGCAAGCCCGCCGACGACGACCCGGCCCTGGCCGACCTCACCGACGAGGAGCGCAGGCGCGTCACCCTCGGCCTGCCGAAAGACGCCCCCGAGGCGCTGGTCGAGGCAGCAGAAGGCCGCCTGCAGGGTGACGGCACCGAGCAGGGCGAGATCGAAGCCAATCAGAAAGAGGTCGCTGTCCTGGACTTCATCCTGGGGGCGACGAAGGCGCTGGAGTACGACGTGGATGCGCTGGTCGATACGCCGGATGGCCCCGGCGTCCTGGTCTTCCACTTCCGCCAGCTTCGGGACACCGAAATCGAAGCGATGGAAAAAGAACACATGACCGGTGAAGGCCCGATGGCTCAGGTGGACCGTGCCTCCCTCAACGCGAAAAAGGTGGCCCGCGCCGTCACCTACATGAAAGACGGGACCGGCAAGGTCATCCCGATCGCCGACCCGACCTTCATGGGCCAGGGCATCGGTGACCCCTACGACGCGGTGAAGGCCCGCTTCCAGTACCAGCCGGGCGTCATCACCGGGGTCGCTCAGGAGATCGACGCCGCGGCCGGGATGGTCAACAACCGGGTCGGCTTCGCCCGGGTCTCCTCGATCACCGCCGAGCAGGCGATCGCGGACGCCGTGGGGAAATCCTAGAGCGGCGTGGACCCACTTGGCTCCTCTACGCACAGTGGCGGTTCAGGGACATCAAGCCCTGGACCGCCTGGAGGGGCCTCGCGGAGCCGGTCTCGGTGATGA